TATCATTGCATTCCATGTTACACGCTACTAAGTTTTTGTATATATATACAGCGCAAAAAATCGCCAACAAGTTAAAGTCAAGTGGCTTACTAGCAAGGGGTGGTTGGTTGGGGACGGGTGGTTCGCCACCGATTAAGAAGATAGAATGAGTTTATAGGGTGTCGTCCAGTAGATTGCAGTTATGGCAACAGCGAAGACAGGCAGTTTTTACCTCACAGAAACTGTAACTTTACCAGCAGCAAGCGCAGACGGCACAGTCGTCCAAGGAACAATAGATCTAGGTGCATACGTTAACGTAGCAACTGGTCAAGCAGTCGCAGTTGAATCTGTTGACTTTGTTTACCAAGTAGGAACAAACCTAAGCAGTGATGTAGCACGAATGCTAGATGCAAACGGCTCATTAGCAGTTCAACTTAGCGATCTAAACCCTGGAACTGCTATGCTTAGAGCAGACAATCAAAGTTTGATAAGTTCTGGAGGTCTAAACATTGACAAAGCAAACAACATTGCTACACACACTCAAGACCTTTATCCTGATAACTTTGGCCCAACTGCATTGTCTGAAGCATTTATGGTTGTTAACGACAGCTTGTATTTGACAACAGGTGTATTTGGTGCAGCCGTTGACACATCCGATATCCTGGTTACAGCGAGAATTAAGTGCAGAATTGCTAAACTATCAGCCAAGGACTTTATGGCCATTGCTATACAATCGACTGCATCTGACAACTAATCATAGGTGATTCCTATGGTAAAGATAGAGGGGACTCTCGATGAACTTCGAGCATTACTTGGCAGGGCTGAGCGCAGTGTTGCTACTGCTTCTGAAACCGTTAAAGAGACTAAAAAAGTCGCTAAGAAGACTCAACGTAAACTATCAGAATGGCAACGTTACGTTAGAAACAAAGCTAACCACATCAAGTTCAAGCGAGGACCAAAAAGAGGACGACTAGATTTAGCTGCTATGTCAAAGGCGTTTAAGAGGAGGTCTAAGAAATGAAACGATATTTTGGCATATATGTAGCATTAAACAAACCTAAACCTAAACAAAATAAACCAAAAGGAGGAAAGAAAAATGCCTGACCGTGTGTTAAAATCCGAATTTGCTGGTTTATTTCTAACTGCAGATAATGCATTAAAGGACGGATCGTATAAACAAACTAATTCAACTGATTATAGAATTGTAACTGTTCCGTCTGGGTTGAATATAGCGTTTGTATCTGAGCATAAATTGGATCTTTCTGGATATGCTATGGAAGATTTGACAGTATACTTTAGAAGTTCATTTGAACAACGTGGCGGAAGCACTAACGTAAGCTGGGAAGTAAGTAGTAAACCAGTATTAGCTAATCAAGTTGTATTTCAAGAAGCAACTATATTGTCTTCAGTACCTATGTCAGATGAAAATCTTGTTAATTTAATTTATACAATGCCTGGTTTTATTCCATTTACTTTTAATTTTGCAGGTATAGAACCTGGTAACTTTGACAGAACTCATATTATTCATGGATCGCAATTAGTATGGGGAGTAGATTCAGCGTTTGGCGGCGACGCTTTTAGTGATACTGGCAATGGTTATTCACGGGTTGTCCAGGCGAACGAGTTTTCTAGCTTAGAACCAACTGCAGCTGATTGTATTTATTGTTATAGATTTGTCAACCTTCCTCAATCATACTATGGAGATAGTGATGGCGCAGGCTTATCAACGGTATTAATACCACCTAAACGAGTACTACTAGACGCTACAACTAACAAAGAGCCGGATTTAGAATATCTAATGAGATTAAAGAGATCATACGAATTAGCTAACCAGGTGTAAGCATGTTGCTAGAAGCATTGGAGTGGCTAGCACGTGAGACAATAGTTGACAAATCAATAACTAGATTAGCACGTGAAGCAAATAAATTGTCACCAGGCTTAGGACCAGTCGTATATCGAGTCGCTGGAGGCGCTCAAGCTGGCGCAATAGTTGGCAGTTATGCAGGTAAACAAACCGCAGCTAACATTAGAGCGGGTATGCCTAGCGCCGTCGGCTTAGATTATACTCCAGAGATTGCACTTTACGAACGTAGCGCGATTGGATCTAGTAGAATTATCTAAACTCTGCAGCACATATATCGCATATCCAAATGGTGGGATATGTACTGTGTCGACTCCAAGCTTCATAGTCATGTACGTTACCATCAAATCCACAGCATGCACAGGTTACAATCATTCTTCTTCAACCTCGTACATGTTTTTTATCCAGCCTTTACCAGGTACAAATCGTTTTTTACCATCAATTACGTCTGCGATCAATGCGTGTAACCTGGCGTTTTCTTCTTCCAGGTATTCTAGGTCTTTGTGAATCTCTTGATTAAACAAAGTCTTACGTACAAACTTGCTAAAGTTAGGCATTTTAGACGCTATTTCGTACGTCGTTGGGCATAAATTAACCATCTTATGTCGCTTCATTGCCAACCATCACCTAATATATCGTTTAGCCATTCCCATATTTCGTTCATTGTTATGTGTTCTACATCTGGATTATCGTCAATTACGTTACCAACTGCCAACATTAGCAGTGTAAGTTGATGTTTTACATATCTATCATTGCATTCCATGTTACACGCTACTAAGTTTTTG